AACATATGACTGGGCTATGAGAATGGGTAGATCTAAGTACACTGCAGATGAGTGGCTAGATCATTTAACATCTACTAGAAAAGTAAACTTTAAAATATTTGGTAAGCCTGCACAGAAAACTGTACGTGAACAAAAAAGATTTAAATACGATCAAGGTCCCTTTGCCGGTAAAGAAGTTAGTGTATCCAAAGAAGAATTATTCGATTCTAATTTAGCAGTATTCAATGAGGCAGGAGATCTTACAGGTGGCCTGTTATATGCAGCAAAGAAATTTGGTTTAAAGCTCGATGCTAATGAAGTGGGAGCCATGATCAAACTCAACCCTATTAATAGATTAAAACCAATTGAACTTGGTGTTAACAAAGGTGCACAAGAAGCATTTGACGTAGCAGCGAAGAATGCAAGAAATACAGTAAGAGATTTACAAGTTAAATACAAAGATAGAGATAATTTAAAAACTGAGTTAGATCAAATGCAGTACTATTTAAAAGCAGATGAAGGTATTCCAAGTAGATCAGCTATGAGAGATGTAAATGAATCATTAAGAATGTTGCAAAAAGAATTAAGTATTGATGAAAAGAAAGCATTAAATAAAGTTATTGGAGAAGTAAATAACAAAATTGGACCAATGCAAGCCACAAAGACAAGATACGGAAATGAAACTAATTACACATTACAAGGTGGTAAAGATTACAGAGAAACTATCTTTACACTTCCAGAAGATATCCCGACTAACGCATCACTTAGAAATAAAGGTGGACACTTTGGAGATGAGATTGGTGATGTAAATAATATTTACCACATAAGATATGATACAAGGTTCACACCTGATGGTAAAAAAGTATTTATGATTAATGAAATACAATCTGATGTAAACCAGAGTGTTGCTAAAAGTATGACTAAAGCCCAGCAATTGTCAGGCGAGCAAAGACTTAATCCTTTTAATGCTGATATAGAATTAAATTTACTAGTAGGTCAACGTGGCCGAATGCTTAAAGATTTAGATGAAGCTGTTGCTAGAAATGAGTTTGGTAGAGTAAATGCCATTAGTGCATCCATGAAAGATATAAATACAAAATTAAAAAGATTAACTACTCAAAGAAATACTTATAGCGATACAAACAAAGATTACTTTCCAATGGTTGAAGCAGATTCATACGGAGATCATGCAATAAAATATTTAATGCAGAAGGCTGCAAGAGAGAATGTTGATTACGTAGCCGTTGCCCCGTTTGACAAAGTAAGTTTCAGACAAGGTTACAAAGCGGGTAATGAAAGATTTTACGGTTATGCAAATGGTAAAGGCATAGGTAAAAAAGGTAAAGCAGTAATTCCAGATGTCATGGGTAAGAATGCAAGATTCTATGGATCAACAGCAGGGCCAACAAAAATATCTTTATCGGATCCAACAAAACCATATAAGTCTGTTAGTAGCGATAATTTTAAATATCCAAAAGAACATCCATTAAAAGGAAAAGAAATTAAAAGCACATATCACAGTAGTTCTGGTATGAATCCTGAAAAGGGAACTAAGAATATTCCAGAAGGGGATCCACGCTTGTATTTTGATGCATATGCGATTAAAGTGGTTCCATTAATGAGAAATACACAAAAAACTTACAAGTCTAAAGGTGGACTTGTGGTGGATATGTTTAAACCAATAAGGTACAATTAATCATGGCAGTAGAAAAAGTAACAGAGGAATTAGCAGAAGAAGTAGTTGAGCAACCAGAGGGTCTTCCAATTGACGTAGAAGTTGAGGGAGAGGAAGAGGTTGTAGAGGAAAGACCTCAAGACGATTTTAATGCAAACTTAGCAGAGGACATGGACGAGCGAGAGCTTAAGGACATGGCCATGGAACTTATTCAAGAATACAAAAAAGATAAGACATCTCGAAAAGAATGGGAAGATGCCTATATTAAAGGTTTAGATTTATTAGGAACTAAGTATCAGGAAGTAACCAAACCATTTAAAGGAGCTTCCGGTGTCACGCATCCATTGTTAGCTGAATCAGTTACACAATTCCAAGCACAAGCATACAAAGAACTTGTACCATCTGATGGACCTGTTCGAACACAAGTTGTGGGCTTACAAACACCGGCTACCGAACAACAAGCAGATAGAGTTAAAGATTATATGAATTACCTGCTGATGGAGGAGATGGAGGATTACACAACTGATATGGATCAGATGTTATTTTACCTACCGCTATCAGGATCTACATTTAAGAAAATTTATTACGATGCAATGTTAGATAGACCTGTATCTAAATTTATTCCAGCAGAAGATTTAGTAGTTCCATACTACGCATCTGATTTAAAAGATTGTGAGAGAATAACTCATGTAATTAAAATGACACAGAATGATGTCACAAAAAAAATGGCTGCAGGTTTTTATAGAGATATAGAATTAATTGACAGTAATGCAGAACCAGATTCAGTCCAGAAAAAATTAAATGAACTTGAAGGTGTAAAAGGCACAGGTTCAGATTATTTAAATACAATTCTTGAAATGCACGTAGATTTAAATCTAGATGACTACGAAGATTTTGATGACAAAGCTAAGAAAATTAAAATTCCATACATTGTAACTATTGATGAAGGAAGTGGTGAGATTCTATCTATTTATAGAAACTACAAACCAGGTGATTTAGGTTATGCAAGAGTAGAATATTTTGTACATTATAAATTTTTACCAGGATTAGGTTTTTATGGTTTTGGTTTAACACACATGATTGGTGGTTTATCACAAGCTGCAACTCAATCTTTAAGACAATTGATTGATGCGGGTACTTTAAAAAATTTACCAGCAGGATTTAAGTCACGTGGTATTAGAGTTAGAGATGATGATCAGCCAATTCAACCAGGAGAGTTTAGAGATGTAGATGCACCTGGTGGAAATATTAGAGATCAGTTTTTTAATTTACCATTTACAGAACCATCACCAACTTTATACAACCTAATGGGTTTTGTTGTTCAAGCAGGACAAAAATTTGCAGCAATAACAGATTCAAATATTGGTAACGATGCTCAAAACAGAGCAGTTGGAACTACAATGGCACTGATGGAAAGAGGATCACGTGTAATGAGTGGTGTTCACAAAAGATGTTACTACGCAATGAGACTTGAATTTAAAATTTTAGCAAGAATTTGTGGTGAATATTTACCACCAGAGTATCCTTATGATGTTTACGGTGGCCCAAGACAGATAAAACAGGCAGATTTTGATAACAGAGTAGATATTTTACCTGTTGCAGACCCAAATATTATGTCTATGTCACAAAGAGTGACTTTAGCACAAGCACAATTACAAATTGCACAGTCAAATCCACAGATGCACAACTTACATGAAGCGTATAGACGTGTTTACGAAGCACTTGGAACAAAAACTATAGATCAAATTCTAAAACCACCACCAAAACAACCCGAACCTTTAGATCCTGCAAAAGAAAACGCACGAGCACTACAAATGAAGTTGCTTACAGCGTTTGAATTTCAAGATCACGATGCACATATCGCTGCTCACATGGCATTTATGGCATCAAGAATGGTACAAATTAATCCTCAGGTGTATGCATTGTTACAATCGCACATTTCTGATCACGTTTCATTCAAAGCTAAGGCACAAGTTAAGGAAATGATGATGCAGAACCCTCAAATGGTACAACTCGCTCAACAAGATCCTCAACAATTTGAAATTATGTTTGAAGCAGAGGTTGCAAAGGTTGCTGCACAAATAACTCAAGAGTTAGTACAGACTGAAAATGCAAATCAGAACAAAGAAGACCCATTAATAAAAATTAAACAACAAGAAATTGATTTAAGAGCTATGGATCTACAAAGAAAAGCTGAAGAAACTAGATTTAGAGCAGATCAAGAAAACCAAAGGGCAGCAGAACGTCTAGAATTTGATTATGATAGACTTGCTCAACAAGATTCACAATCAGATGAACGTTTAGATGTTGCTAGAGAAAAAATTGACTCAAAGAAGAAATAATTCATTAAGTGGAGGAGTTAAATCTGGGCCACCACCTAAGAGAGGACCAAATCCACAAGGAATAAAAATTCAGGATGCAAAAAAACTCTTACGAAAGTCTGTCAGAAAAAAATAAAATACTTTTCCTTGCTGGTCTTTTTGATGGTGAAGGAAGTTTTGGTATTTGGGGTAAGGGAAGTGGTAGAAAAACATTTCAATGTGGTATTGAGATGTGTGATAAAGATATTTTAGATAGATTTTCCGATTTTTTTGGTGGTAACGTTCTGAAAGTTAGAATTAGAAAGCCTCATTGGACTCAAACCTGGAGATGGAGACTATCAGGTACTAGGGCTTACGAATGTATTGATATTTTGATAGAATACATGTGTTTAAGAAGACAGGAGAAATATTATAATGTGGTTAAGCGCAATCAAATTAGCTGTTAGTGCTGGAAGTAAAATTTACGCTAACAAGCAAAAAACAAAGATAGCTATGTCAGACGCACAGCTTATGCATGCTACTAAAATGGCTGAAGGCCAGGAAGCTTACCAGGGGAAACTTTTAGAAGCACGTCAATCGGACTGGAAGGACGAGGCCGTTTTGATAATTTTGTCAGCGCCAATAGCAGTCCTGAGTTGGGCTGTCATAAGTGATGACCCAGGAGCGATGGACAAGGTAAAATTGTTCTTCGAGATGTTCTCACAGCTTCCATCGTGGTTTACAAATTTATGGATACTTGTCGTGGCGAGCATCTATGGTATAAAGGGAACTCAGATCTTCAGGGGCGGAATGAATAAGGATAAGAAATGAAATATTTAGTTACACTTATATATCACTGGTCTACTAAGTTAACTTCATGGTCTTGGACAAAATTATATGGAAATAGAACAACAGGATTAGGGTACAAAAAATGACTATTGTAACAAAAGGCATGGGTGCTATTTATAAAAATCGTAAAGCAGCACAAATTAAAAAATTAAAAAATAAAGCTTTAGCAGTATTAGGAATAGGTGCTACAGCTGGAGCTGGAGCAGGTGCCGTTGGAAATTATATGTCTTCTAAATCAAAAAAAAGAAAGAGAAAGTAATGAATTTAGAAAGAGACTTACAAAAATTAAAAAAAGAAAGAGCATTAAAAGAATCTGCAATTGCTCAACTACGTAAAAGAAGTAAAGATTCAGTAGCTAGACCTAGAGCAAAAAAAAATATACTATCAACTAATCCAGGGATGCAACAGATATGACAAAACTATGTGCAAGAGGCAAATCAGCTGCCAAAAGAAAATTTAAAGTTTATCCATCAGCTTATGCTAACGCATATGCATCAAAAATATGTGCAGGTAAAGCAAAAGATCCATCAGGAGTAAAAAGAAAAGATTGGGGACCTAAAAAAGCTAAAGTTGGTATGG